TTTTAAGCTAGTCTAGCTAGCTATGTCTAAAAGACCTTTTTGTGCGTCTTTTACGCTTTGATCATTAATCTTAGTTCTTAGATTTTTGATCTTGATATCGATCCACTTCATATCTGGAGTTACTCTACCCTGTGACAACGCCTGTGTTGCCCACTTCGACTCCAATTGAAGCTTTTCCGATATTAACTTTTGTAGCATCTCGGTCTACCTCTTCGAAGGTTAAGAATAAAAAGTTAGGATCTTCAAACCCAGCACCTTCATTCTCTTTTACTTCTCCTGAATCAACCTTCTTTACAAAACATTCAAGAGCGGTTTTATCATCATCAGCGCTAACGATCTCATCAAGATACACATTTTTGTATTTTACTTGGATACGATAGTGCTTCATAAGGTATTATATATCAATTTGTGATGTAATTGCAACTAGGTACTCACCTTAGGTTTTTTCAGTGGTATTGTTATCTTTTCTTTAGGTTCTTTGGGCACTTGAAGCTCTTGACACTCAAATTTAACGACAATTTTGTTAGTTTCTACGTATTCTCTGTCAAATTCTTGAGTATCTTCTAGAGATTTAAAAGTCCCATGAGCTACTCTATATCCAAATTCTACACATTCTGTGTGTGATTTAAAAGTAAATCCAGGTATGTGATTATCTGGGCATTCTCCAGAAATCATACTACACATATACATTACTAACATAAATTTTGTCATAATATCCTATATTATCCTACCTTATTATTTACTTGCATATCCCATTAAAATGTTTATATAAAGATACGAACTAATAATAACAAAGAGGAGGCCTTATGGCAACACAAGAAAACCAACCACTAGTTTTAAAAGGCGAGTGGGAACTAAAAGAAAAAGATAAGTTTACATCAAGTGCACAAAACTTGAGTATAACTTTTAACAAAGCAACTGATGAAATGACTTTATTAGTAAACAATGAAGTTTACAAAAAAGTAAAAGTAAAAGATGCACTTAACGGAAGTGTAAAGTTTCATGATGCTGTTGGTACTTTGATACAAAAATTTACTATGTGGGGTTTTGATGAAAAATAAATCTGACTCACAAGTGTTCAATGATTGGAGTACAAAGGTAGATGAACTTTTATCACGGCTACCGAAAACTACAATCAGTGGTGATCCGTTAGAGTATCAAGACGATGAGTACCAAGACATGATGAGAAAATTGCAACAGTGTTCAATGAACTTTGAAGACATGCCAATTTATCCTATCAACGAAAGCATTGCTAATAAACTTATACAAGATCAAATGAAGGGGGCAGATGAAAGACCTGATATTTAGTATGATTTTTATTGCACTGTTAACAATCATCCCAGCAAAAATATTATTATTTATTTTTGCATCATTGGGATACTTAATGTTCTATTAACCAAGGAGGAAAAGAATGAACAAAGCTATAAATAATAAATTTTTTGAAACTACTAATTATAGTAAATTCAAAAGAACTAGAGGTAACAGGCCTGTAGATGAAGCACACGTACAACAACTTAAAAAGTTGATTGAAGAAAAAGATTTATACGATCCAATTCGTGTAAACAAAAATATGGAGGTCATTGATGGCCAACATACGTTGGAAGCTAGAAAACAATTAGATCTAAAAATTCCATATATTATTATGGACTCTGATGATCCATTGGATGTAGCTAGACTAAACACAGGTCGTAAGAACTGGTCTATGGAAAATTATTTAGATCAACACTGTGCTAGAAATAAAATGGACTACCGTATTTGTAGAAACAAAATGCAACAGTATGGAATTAATGTTGCAGAGATGGTGGTGCTTTTATTAAAACAAACTTCATTGTGGTCTAGAATCAGTAGTGATTTTAAAACAGGTAAGTTTGTAATTCCTGCAGGAGGTATTGAACATGCAGATCGTATTGGATCTCAGTTAATGCAACTAAAAAAATATTTCTATGGAATGGAATCTACTAAGAACAAAAGATTCAAACGTTCTATGGTGGTGTCTTATATTGTTGCTGACAAATATCCTAGATTTGATCATAAAAGATTTAAAATTGCTTGTAAGACTAAATCTTCATGGTTTTTGACAGGTACGTCAACTGCAGATTATATAGCTATCATTGAGAGAATATATAACGCAGGTCTTACTCATAAAAATAAAATTAATTTAGTTGAATTTTATAAATCTAAAGAGTATCAAGAGAAATAGGAGAAATAATGGACGTAAACAAATGGAAATCAATTGCTGTTGATATCGAATCATACACAATTATTAGGGCCATGGGGGAGAATGGCCTTAGAAACCCAGGCAACATGATTAAAAAAATGGTATCAGATACTATTAAAAAGATCGCAAAGAAAGAAGGTGTTGCTGAAGTTAAAATGAAAGAGAATTTACTTAACCAAGGAAAGAAACTCTTGAAATAAGTGATAGACACTTAGATGTTCATCGGTTGGTGTTGGGAAAAGGGCTGGGAGACTGGCCCTTTTTTTTACTTGCAATCAAAATTTAAATCATTATTAATTAAATAGTATTCCTAAGCCTAAATGAAATAAGTGGGGCTTTCAAAACACTTTATTTTCACGTAACAATTAACACTAAAATTAACTTTAATTAAAAGGATATTTTTGTGGGTAAAGCTATTAATAAAAGTAGTGAAGAAGCATTAAATCAAGCTTTGGATAAACTAGTGATGGTGTGTCCAAACAAGAAAACTTATGATGAGTTAACTAGTTTAATGTTTCAATTGTATTGTGGAAATGACTTTGGTTTAGGAAATTTCAGTCTTTCTTTTCTCGAAAAAATCGAGAATCGATGGCGATCAGGGCGTAAAGCTGCAGCGAAAGCTAAAGGTTTAACTCTGGTTGTTAAAAATGCTTAACCACGGTGTCATTATCACATCCATATCTTTTCCCGCATCGTGGTTATGCAGATGGATTCGACTCAAAAACGACTAATCAAAGAATCTAAAATCTTAATGGAAATTATGTCTGGTGAAGACCGGATGTTTTATCTTGAACGTATGTGGGATTTATATGTAGAAGTATATGAAAATCCTAAGATTAAACTACGAAAAAAACGAAAAATATCTCCATTAGATAAGAGGAAAGCCTATGAATTGTGCTCCGAGCTTACTAAATTTTTGGGCATTAAGTTGAGCCTGGAAATTGTAAAACCTAAAGCTTACGCAGAACAGAGATTGTTTCAAGCTATATTGGTACAGGCCTTAGAGGACGCAGTAAATCCATCTTCATTTAAAAAAGAAACTTATTATAAGCATGATTCTCATAAATGGTTTGTGAGTAATAGTGAAGATTTTCAAGATGTATGTTGGGGTGCTGACATGGATCCAGATTTTGTAAGAGGAGAATATTTTAAGATGGTGGAGGAGGGAAGAGTACATTTTACCAAATTACAAATGTCCTGGATCCGTTATCGAGATTTATATAGAAGGTATAGAGAGTGTAGTACGAAAGAAGAGAGAAGAATTATTAAAAAATTGATATTGAAGGAAAATTTAAAAAGATTAGAGGAATAGTCATGGTGGGCGAATGAACTTAACTCCTGGGGGGAAAAACCAGAGAGCAATTAATGTTAAACCCCCAGAAGTAGTTAACCAATGATAAGTGTTATGAAAAAACACATCAAAACTGTAACATAATACCGGCCACCGGGCAATTGATAAATTTCTACTATATAGATTATCTAGAGTAATTGAAAAAGAAAAGTGCCCAGGGGGTAAAAGAGGTGTATCTGGTGTATCTAATGTTCTATTAGTCAATAATACCAATGGTTTTAATCAATTTTAGTGGTGTATCTATGGTGTATCTATGGTGTATCTGGGATACACCACTCTTGCGGGAACGCAACCAGAAGTTTTTAGGACTATTACATTGGGTTAGAATAATCTATATAATAGAAATTAATGTTCATTTATCTTTTAATATCTTTGGGATGCGTAGCCTTGGCGTATAGCTTTGTGTTGTTCCTGTTGTTATTATGGGATAAAGAAGAAATAAGGCGATAATTATGAACAAAAAACAACCTCATATTTTTAATTTGATGGATAGGTTTGGTAAACCTAGGATTCTAAGAGCTTATAGCCAAAGAAGATTTAGAAATAAAAAAAGAGTTGAAGAACGTAAAACAGGCCAAAAGAGTTTTGGATTTAAAAAAGGTGGTATTAATAAATAATGCCTGGTGGATTAAAAAAGAAATCATTAAGAACTGAACTTGATCTTACTCCCAAACAAAAAATGTTCGTAGAAATATATGTTAAAGATTGGGGTTCTATTACACAAGCTGAAGCACTTAAACGTGCAGGTTATGTTTGTACTAATGAAAAAGATTATGGATCTGTAGCATCTAGAATGTTATCTAGAAAACACAGCCCACACATTGCAAATTATTTTGATAAATTATTTGATCTTGAAAAAAAGAAATATGAAAGTGACAACCTTAGAAGATATAAAAGGTTAGAAAGAATTGCTGACAAAGCAGAGAAAGAAAAACAATTCGCTGCTGCTATCAATGCTGAATATAGATCTGGTCAATTGGCTGGAGCATATGTTGATCGTAAAGAAGTAACTGTTAGTGGTTTGGAGGGTATGTCACGTGAGCAACTTGAGAAAAAGTTACAGGAACTATCAAACAAAATCGATGGCTTCAACGCCAAAACGATTGAAGTTGAGTCCGAAGACGTTACAGCAATTGAAGAAAGCTAGTTGGTCTGAGTGGTTAAATGTTTTTAACCAAGTACATAACTCCACCATCACCACTTCGATTGGTAAAATTAAGGTAGAGATTGATGACTAAAAGAAAACGACAACAATCAAAAATACTTAACTTTGATTTTAAAAATCTCGGAAATGTTATTGATGATTACCCATTTGTAGAAATTGAGTGGTGTGATATCGAAGGTGATGCTGGTTGGTCTAGTACAAAAGAACTTAGCAAAGAACAATTACCCGTATGTGTTTCCAAAGGGTATCTTCTTAGCCAAAAAAACGGAATTACAAGAATATTTAGTGATTACATCAAGTCAAAAGATAAACCAACATTTGACAATATAGGTGCAACAACTATTATCCCAACAGCAGTAATTAAATCAATTAAGAAACTTAAAATATAAAAAACGTACTTAATCATGTCTAATAAAAATGGGGAAACTAGGCTATGGCAAAAGGTAAAAAAAGGACTGACTGATTGCTTTTTAACCCGCATAGAATCTAGTACAATCAATGGTATTCCAGATATTCACGCAGTTATGGGTAATGAAGTATTTTGGATTGAACTTAAATCAGATTCATTAAGTTATCCTAAGCTAAATAAGTGGCAAATTGTTTGGATCAACAAGTATATTATGGCAGGTGGTAAAGTTATTATCTTGAAAGAG